AACGTATAGTTGAGTTGTATCTTTCGTTAACTGCGTTTCTTTTTAAGTCAGAATTAGCATCGTCAGGCTTTAAAGGGTCGTCGATTATGATTGCACCGCTAAAAACTTTACTTTCAGCAACACCAGCCCCAAAACCAGTAATTGCTCCACCTGAAGCAGTAGCATAAACCCCGCCGCCGTCTTTGTTAAACCATTTCTTTTTTCCTTGTGCATCCTTTTTTAATTCCATTTCCCAAAGAGATTGAAACGCATCGCTTTCGATATATTCTTTTGTTTGACTTGAATTGTCTAAAGCTAAATCGTCGGAGTATGATAAATGTATAAATTTTGAAGATGGATTTTTAGCTAACGACCAAGCTATAAAACATTTTACCGCTAGTTCGGTTTTACCATAACGAGGAGGAATATTTATAATAAGCCTTTTCGTTTCGCCTTTAACTACTTTTTGTAAAGCCTTTGAAATAGTTATAAAATGTGGTGCTACAATAAAATTACGTCTATGATTTTCTTTATAAATATATCTTGCGAAAAATAAGAAATCATTTTCGCATTTAACTTTTAATACTTTTTGATAGTTAGTAAGTTGTATTAAGTTGCTCATTTATCATTTTAGCTTCTTCGGGCGTCAATACGCCAGCATCGTAGTTAATGTTCTTGTTTTCAATCATTTGCTTTGGCTTACCATACATATAATCAAAAAACAATTTAACCGCCCATTCTTTGCCGTCCTCAATAGCTTCTTTAAGTTTTTCATGAGCAGTTGGCTCTAATGGAGAAAGTTTCTCTATTAGTTGTTGTTCTTCAGCTTTTGACTTTCTTCCCGAACCTTCTCTTGCCCCTCCTTTAGCTTTTTCCATATTGAAAAAAAATGATTAATCAACAAATATAACAATTATTTTTAACTTACAAACTTGTAATATTTTTATATTATTAAGTAACGTTTTATTCAAATATAGGTGTAGTTCATCGATTATAAATTTAATTCATCGAAAAAGTTTGTTTTTAAGTTGTGTTTTGGGGTATATTTGTTGAAATAAAAATACGGAAATTATGAAAAATTTAAACTTACAAAAAATCGAAATTAAAAAAACTTTAATGTCGGTTACTTTGCAATCAGAATGTAAATTAAGAGAAGATGAATCTAAAACTTTTAAAAACTTAATGGCTATTAGTTTGTTGGCTGGTGCTTCTGGAAATAGTTTTAGACAGTCTTTAAAAACAAGGTTAAGTCATACCTTTGATTTTGATAAATTAAAAGAACTTCAAGATGAAATGGATTGTTTGATTTATGAAATGAGAAAAGAAATTGATAGAGTTGAGAAAATTGATGGTATTAATTACGAAACAACAACATATAAATAACTGCTAATCAGGGATGCGACTGTAACGCATAATTTATTATGAAAACAAAAATCATATTATTTTGGCTTCGTGCCAATTACAACCAGCTGTTTATCATTTGGTGCTTGGGAGTTATATTGTTTAATTTAATTAGAGCGGTGTTATGAGAACAAAAGGGAAATGGGAAGAAGATTGCGGAATTGATTTGCTAGGTAAAAATGATGAATTAATGCAAATAATTGTTTTCTCTAAAGAAGTAAACACGCATAATGTAGCTCACGTTTTTGGACTTTCTGAAAAGGAATTAATGGCTAATGTGAGATTAGTTAAAAAAGCACCTGAAATGCTTGAAATGTTGGAAGAGTTAGTTTCTGCTAACGCAATGCACGAAGGTTACCACGAAAAGAAATTAAAGGCTATTCAACTAATCAAAGAAGCAACAGAGTTATGAGAGAAATTAAGTTTAGAGTTTGGGATTTGAAAAGTAAAAAAATGAATACCGAAAGTGTATGCTTTCAACTTTCACTTGGATTAAACGGGACGATTAAACCTGCAATTAGTGAAAATATTTTAATGCAATTCACAGGCTTAACCGATAAAAACGGAGTTGAGATTTATGAGGGGGATGTTGACAACAAAGGTAGGGTTTGTGAATATTTTCCTTTACTTGGTAGTTTTGGTTTTAAAAAACCTAATTATTCAGTAATTACTTTCTTAGGGCAATTTATTACGAGCGGATGTGAAATAGTTGGAAACAAATTTGAAAACCCTGAGCTATTATGACCGACATTAACCAAGCCATCGAACAAGCCAAACTCGAGTATATTAGTGATATAGATTGGCATTATAGATTTGAAAGTCAGTTTTTGTTAGTTGACTTTGGAACGGATGATAACGGAAAATTTACCCTTCACGAGTTTTGCAGAAAGCACAATGGTATGTGGTTTGATTTAATCGCAACCGATAAGCAAATTAAAGCGATGCAAAAGCGATTTAACGAAACGCCAGTTAGGGAAAATGAAAGCGAAGGATTTAGAGAATTAGACAACTACGAAAGTACAGGGACTAGACCTGAAAATTTTTATTAATTATTAATATTTTAGATTATGAAAGACAACGAAAAAAAACCAAGTAATCCGAGTGCGTTTCCTTTGCCAAACGATAGCGAAACAACTTTTGGATGCGATGGAATGAGTTTAATGACTTATTCTGCAATTCATTTAAAACAGCCCATTTCGGAATTTGATTGGTTAAATGAAGCTATTATTAAAGCTAAAAAAGATTATTTCGCTAACTCAGCGATGCAAGGATTAATTACAAATGAACAAAATTTTGATTATTTAAGAGAGCAAACACCTTTAGCCATTGCTAGAGATAGTTATTTAATAGCCGACGCAATGCTTAAACAACGTGAGTTATGAAAAAAACAATATTTAACGTTTACGTGGCTATGACGTCACAAGAACAATGCGACAGAATGAAAGCGGTTTGTTTGGAGAATGGGTTAAATAAAGAAATTTATGATTCTGATTTTGATTTTTCAGAAATATATAGATTTTTTCTTTTTGCGATGGATGGTTTTTTTATAGCGTCAAGTAAATACAGTAACACCCAAGTAACCGAAGCCGAGTTTTTAGAATTATTAAAGGACTATAAATTAAATAAATAGGAAAATGACACCGAAAGAAAAAGCTAAAGAGTTGGTTTATAAATATGAAAACTTAGTGACTACTTGGAATTGTTATTTTGATACAGAAATACCAATTTCAGATAGACTACCAGAAATGAAAATATGCGCTTTAATTTGTGTTGATGAAATGATAAATTATCATAATTCTTTATTTGATAAGGGTTTTAAAAATGTACATCAAGACTTAAAAACCCCAAATAAATTATACTCTGATATTATGAATAAAGAACTTTTATATTTACAAGAAGTTAAACAAGAAATCGAAAAACTATGAAAACCTACCTAATAATAATCGAAATCAAATCTAAACCACTTGGATATACAACGGTTAAAGATGAGGTTTATAATTTGCCAATTTTAAACAAAGATTATGGAATACAAAATAGTTGAGTATTACTTAAACAATCAATTCGTTTCACTTAATTGGATAGCAAAGATTTTCGAAATATCAACTTTTGAAGTTGGATTGATAATTGAAAAGTATAAAAGAGAGCCTTATATAATTAGGGAAAGTAAAATTAATAAAAAATAGAGAAATGAAAACACGAAATTTAAAAATCAGTAAAGAAACTGCAACACGTTGGTATAATGGAAAAGATACCGAATTAAAGCAATTAGCACTACAAACATTTCCAGAGTTAGAAGAAAAAGAATTGCCTAAGAGTTGGGAGGAAGCAAAAAAATATACCAATACATCATTAGAAAAATTTACTGCATTGGCTAGATTAGAAATCCTTAGAGATATTTATAATGGTGATTGGGTGGCGGATTTTACTAAATTTAATGTAAAATATTGTATTGAATTTTATTCAAGTGATGTGCTTAAATCTTCTTATAATAATACTCATAAATTTCTAGCTTTCAAAGACGAAAAAACACGCGACCTATTCCTCGAAAACTTCCGTGACCTTATCGAAACCGCAAAACCATTATTAGGATGAAAAAAATAATCGACGAACCAATTAAAAAAGTCCGAGTAGTCCACTTAGAAAAAGATGAGGTTTTACACGTTGTACCCTACGCTCCCGAAAGCAAAGACGATTTAACTTTTAAACAAGTAACCGATGCTACTGGATTAACCCGCTCCCAAATTTACACCGCTATACATAATTGCGAATTGGTTAAAGCCAACGGAACTGGTATAAAAAAGATTACTAAAGAAAGTTTGGAAAATTATATTAAATTAAATAGATAATGAGCAACTTACCTAAAATTAAAGACCTTTATTCTGATATTACAGTAGCGCAAAAAAATGACGCTTTTGTAACTTTGATGAACCAACAACCAAAAAAAGAATGGGTAAAGACACACCCTTTTATTAAAAATTACAAATACCTACCAATTGAAAGAATTGAGTTTTTATTAAAGACAATATTTAAATCTTATCGAATTGAAGTTTTAAGAGAAGGTAGTAGTTTTAATGGCGTTTACGTTGTGGTTAGAGTTCATTATTTACATCCGCTAACAAATACTTGGGAGTTTCACGATGGTATAGGTGCAAGTCAGTTGCAAACTAAATCGGGTACTTCGCCAAGTGATTTAATCAATATCAACAACGGTGCTTTGTCTATGGCTTTCCCGATGGCAAAAACAATAGCAATAAAAGACGCTTGTGACCACTTCGGTAATTTATTTGGCGCTGACTTAAACCGAAAAGATGTTATTAATTACGATATTGATTTAACGCTAATAGAATTAACACCCGAACACCCGAATTGGGATAAAGTAAAAACCGCAATTGAAAGCGGAGGTTTTACAATCGAGCAAGTAAAATCGAAATACACATTGTCTAACGAAAACGAGAAATTATTATGTTCAAAGTAAGAGCGAGTGCTGGAGGCAAGTTGATGACTGAGCCACGTAGTAAAAATGAAACACTTTCAGAAACAACAAAATCATACGTTTACGAATGGTTAAAGGAAAAAATTTATGGAGTGCGTAAACAAATATCGAGCAAGTATTTAAACAAAGGTTTAAAACTAGAAGATGCTGCAATCGATAAAAGCATTGAATGGTTAGATTTACCGTTTGCTATCAAAAATGAGCAGTTTTTTGAAAACGATTACTTCACAGGAACACCCGATTTAATTGTTGATGGCGTTGTTTACGATACAAAATGCAGTTGGGATTGTTTTACTTTTCCTTTGTTTGATGAAAATATCCCAACAAAAGATTACTTTTACCAATTGCAAATTTATATGGAACTTACGGGATGTAAAAAAGCCGTTTTGGTTTACATCTTACTAAACACACCCGATGAGTTGACGTATGAAGAAAAACACAACTACGACAACGTAGATAAAAAATACCGAATTAAAACTTATGAAGTTGACTACGATTCAGAAGTTATTGAAAAATTACAAAATAAAGTAGTCGAGGTTAGAAATTTTATTAAAACTTTAAATTATTAGAAAATGAGCAATCAAAAAAACCTAAGCGGTTCAATCGCTTTAACAAAATTAAAAAGCGCTTTTTACACAACAAAAAAAGGAGCGAAATGTTTATTAATTCCTATTGATGAAAACTATCTTACTGAAAAAGATGGTGCGGTTTATATGTCAGTTGGGGTTGTTGTAAAAGACGAGCAAGATACATACGGACAAAACGGGTTTATTTCTCAAAAACTTGATAGTGCAAAGTATAAAGAACTTGGTAAAGAAAAAGCAAACGAAATTAAATTGCCTATTCTTGGTAATATAAAAGATTTTACACCTACCAACAATGATGCTGGAGCAGTTCACGAAGCGGTTATTGTTGAAGGAGAAGAAGAAATAGACGATTTACCATTTTAACATAATTCTCGCCCCGAATTATTTTGTAGTTCGGGGTGGATTTTGTATATTTGCCTATAACCCGAAAGGGATATTTTTATCTATTAACTTGTAAATTTTTTTACACAATGACTAAATTCGAAGCAACAAACAGGGTTAAGCGAAAACTAAACTTTGAAACACAGGAAATGATTTGTAAGTCTATAGGAATAACAAGACCTACGCTTGCGACAAGATTAAAAAAAAGTAATTGGAAAGTTTCAGAAATCTACGCAATTGAAAAGCTATGAGTAAAATTTCACTATATCCCGAAGGAAAACCAAATAAAGAGGGTAAACTTGCTCCCGCAGTAATTCCATTTACCAATATTGATTTTGATGAGTATTTAGACAAAATCAAAGATGGCGAGTTCCAAGATGAGGTTTTAGCATATCGAACTGGCAAGATTGAAAAATTGAAATTACGAGGTGTTACGCCTTCAGGAGTTTTCTCTTATCGTAATTCTAAATCATTAACTCAGCATTCAGGTTTTATTGCAATTGATATTGATACAAAAGACCAAGTTCGAAGCGATTTTGAAGAGTTAAGGAATGAACTTCAAAAAGATAATTATACTTATGCTTTACACGACTCGGTTTCAGGTGGTGGTGGTACGGTTGTTTATGTTAAGATAGTTGGGGAAAAACACTACGATTCTTTCTTATCACTTGAAAAATACTATTTCGATAATTACAAAATTATTATTGATAAGAGTTGTAAAAACGTTGACCGTTACCGTTTTGTGTCTTATGACCCTGAAACATACATAAACCGAAAGTCAAAAACTTGGAAGACTTATTTAAAGAAAACTCAAATTGAGCCTAGACAAACTTATGTTTTTTCAGATAATGATTTAGAACACGTTTTCCAGCAAATCAGTGATAGAGGTATTGACTTAACAAGTGATTATCATGACTGGTATAAAATAGGAGGCGCATTGCAAAATTACTACACTGGTCAAAAAGGATTAGATTTATTTCATTTAGTTTCTCAAAACTCACCAAAATACGATAGCAAAGCAGTTGAAGATTTATATAAAGTAATTGAAAAAAGAAGTGCGGATAAAATCGCAACTATAGGTACTTTTTTATGGATTTGCAAAACGGCTGGAATTGATATAAAAACCAAACGAACTGAACATATTGAAAGGGTTGCTAAATTAAGAAGAAAGTCAGTTGGAACTTCGGGCGGTGCAAAGTCGAATGAAGAGGCTAAAAAAGACACTATTAAAACTTTAGAAATTGAAAACATTTCAGGTCAAGATGTTTCTAATATTGTCAATCAAGTTTTTTCTTTGCCTGAGCAAGATTTAAAAACTAAATCGAATGACGTACTTGCGGACTTAAAAGCATTTTTAAAAACGTTTGATTTAAAGTTTAACGAAATTACTAGAAACTACGAACTGAATGGCGAACCAATGACTGACCGTGATTATAATTCATTGTTTATAAAAGCAATTGAGCAAGTAGACGAACGTATCACAAAAGACCGTTTATTTTCTTTAATAGATTCCGAAAATACACCAAGTTACTCGCCATTTGCTGAATTTATAAATAAGTACAAACATTTACAACCAAGCGGTAATTTTGAAAAGTTATGCAATGCAATTCAGTATAAGCAATACACTTACGCCAATGGGACTAAACAGGAAGTAACTGAGTATATCGAAATATTTTTAAAGAAATGGCTTTTAGGGATTATTAGTAGTATGCACGGAACTTACTCGATTTTGATTTTAGTATTGACTGGAGGTCAAAGAGCGGGTAAAACTAAATTTTTCCGTAATCTTTTACCTGACGACCTTATGAGTTTTTACGCTGAAAGCAAATTAGACGAGGGGAAAGATAGTGAAATTTTAATGACTAAAAAGTTAATTATTTTAGATGACGAGTTTGGAGGTAAAAGCAAACAAGACGCTAAAAGATTAAAAGAACTTTCATCAAAACAATGGTTTAATCTCAGACGACCATTCGGGCGTACAAGTGAAGATTTACGAAGATTAGCGGTTTTATGCGGAACTTCAAACGATGAGGAAATTATAAACGACCCAACAGGTAACAGAAGGATTATTCCAGTTAACGTTATTGATATTGACCACGAAAAGATAGAAGAAATTAATAAAATTGATTTGTTTATTGAGATTTATCACGAATGGGTAAATGATAAAGAGGCGTTTATGTTAACGAAAGACGATATTGAAATTTTAAATAACTGCACTTCTTTAAATGAGCAACCAAGCCCTGAGGAAGAAATGATTTTAAAATACTTTATTCCAGCGACTGGTTTAGGTGGTAATTGCACTTACTTAACCAATACTGAAATTAAGGCTTATATTGAAGAAAAAAGTCCTACTATTCGACTAAACACTTATAAACTTGGATTGACTTTGAAAAAATTAGGATTTGAAAAGCAAAGTAAAAGATTAAACGGCTCAATACCTAAAATAGTGTATAATTTAGAAATGATTTTGTAGTAGGGTGTAGTACACCTGTAGTAGGGGTAAATTTTAGCCCCTACTACACCTTATGTATTGATTTTACTATATCTCACAATGGTTGTAGTATAGGTAGTAGGATAAATTAATAATTTAATATACATAGGTAGATAATGTTTTTTTATATATTCATTTTTTTATATTGAAAAATCTAAACTCTACAAAGTACCCTACTACCCCTACTACACCTACTACAAATAAAACTTAAATAACTGATTATGATTGAATTAAGAAAATACCAAGATAAAAGCATAAACGCACTTCGAACAAATATTTTATCAGGAATTAAAAAAATGATACTTTGCGCACCGACTGGAGCAGGAAAAACGATAATGTTTACCTATATGGTTTCACGTGCTTTGCAAAAATCAAAACGTTGTTTAATTGTTACCGATAGAACCGAATTACTTTCACAAGCTGGAGGCGCATTAGAAAAATTTGGAATAAAACCAATTGAAATAAAACCGAATAAAAAAATAAAAAACTTAAACGGTGTTATTTACGTTGGAATGGCGCAAACATTAAAAAGAAGAGTTAAGGATGAAATGTATAAACAGTTTCTTTCTGATTTAGATTTAATTATTTTTGATGAGTGCCATAAGCAAGAGTTTAACGATTTGATGCAATACATAACAGAAAAAACAATCGTTATAGGCGCAACCGCAACGCCACACCGAGAAGGAAATCAAGTTAGTTTGGATTTATTTTATAAAGATATAGTTGAAGTAACGACTATATCGGAGTTAATAGATTTAGGTTTTTTATCAAAACCGCATACATTTGGCGTAAAAGTAGATTTAAGTAAAGTTAAAACTAAAGGAGGGGAATACGACCAAGACCAAGTTGCAAAAGTTTATGACGAGGTTAAAATGTATCACGGTGTTTTTGAGAATTACACTAAAATAACACCGAATAAAAAAGGCATTATCTTTGCTTCAAACGTTGCGAGTTCAATACAATTAGTTCAGGATTTTAAAAACAAAGGATTACCAATTGAACATATTGACGGAACTACACCAGCACCCGAAAGAAAGCGTATTTTAGAATGGTTTAGGAATACACCTAATGCACTTATTTCGAATGTTGGAATTTTAAACGCTGGATTTGACGAGCCAAATATTGATGTAGTTATTTTGTATCGTGCAACTAAATCAATTTCGCTATTTCTTCAAATGTGCGGGCGTGGTTCAAGAGTAACAGAAGGCAAAAAAGATTTTACTATTTTAGATTTTGGAAACAATGTACAACGTCACGGATTTTGGGAGCAAGAGCGTCAATGGTTACTGAAAAAGAAAAAGAAAATAGAAGGAGTTGCTCCAGTAAAAGATTGTCCTGAATGTTTCGCTATAATTCCAGCTAGAGTTATGGAATGTCCTGAATGTAATTATATTTTTCAAAAATCAGAGCGTGAAGAAGAAGAGGAGTTGATTGTGGAGTTATCAAAACTATCATACCAACAAATAAAAGACGAGGTTAAAACTGCTGATTTTAAAAGATTGGAGCAAATTGCACAAGCTAAAGGATATAAGCGAAATTGGATTTATTACCATTTAAAAACAGAAAAAGATTTAATCGACTACGCTAAATATAAAGGCTATCATCAAAACTGGGTAAATCATCAACTAGAACAAAGAGAAAAAAATGCAATCAGAAATTAAATTACAATCGTCGTGCTTTTTATGGCACTGGAACACATTCCCAAACGAAAAGGGCTTATTGTGTTACAACTTGAATAACTCAGCAAACAAAATACAAGGAAACCAAAACAAAGCTCTTGGGTTAATTAAAGGGCGTTCCGATATGGTTTACTATAAAAATGGAAAAGCTATAATGATAGAGTTTAAAACCGAAACAGGAACGCAAAAGCCCGAACAAAAACACTGGGAAGAAACAATAACAAAGCAAGGTTTCGAATATCACATAATCCGCTCCTTTGAGCAATTTCAACAACTAATATGGCAACAACTTACGCACTAGAACCAAACACACCGTTAAAACTCGTAGCTACACATCGAGCGACTGGCAAAGAATTTACAAAACAAATAACCTACAACGAATGGCTTAAGTTTGAAAAAAATAAAAATTATTATTATAAAGTGTATCAAATTTAGTTATATTTGCATATCGATTAAAGGTACTGGAACTACCTCGAAACAAAACATTTAATAGCCTTATTTCCAAAATACGAGTTCCAGTCGTGTGAGTAGAAGTAAGGCATTTTTAATTTAATTAAGTTATGAGTAGTAATAAATATATTTTATCTAATCAAATTACATTATATGGCGAAGCGGAATGTTTAGGATTTGGAAATGATTTTTTTTATATTAAAGAAATAGAAAGGGATTTATCTATTAAAATTATTAAAGAAAATCATTACTCTAAAAAAGTTTATAACGCCACATATATTCATTTAGGTGTTTTCGAAAATAATAAAATAGTTGGTGTTTTACAATATGGTTACGCAATGAACCCTGCAAGTTGCGGTAGCGTTGTTAAAGACACTTCTATGGATGAATATTTAGAACTTAATCGAATGTGGTTAAGTGATGATATTGAAACGAAATACGCAGAAAGTCAAGCAATATCTTATTCAATAAAATACATTAAAAGAAAGTTTCCAAAAATAAAATGGATACAAAGTTTTGCCGATGAAAGATGTGGTGGATTTGGAATAGTTTATCAGGCTTGTAGTTTTGATTTTTACGGAGAACACACCTCTGATTTTTGGGAGCTAGACGGCGTTGTGTATCATAATATACAAATGACCGTTTCGCAAGACAGTAAAAGATATAAGGGCGAAGCTAAAAAATTACAACAAAATAAAGAAAGGGCTGTTAAAATGAGTTTAAGACAATTCCGCTATATTAAATTCCTTAATCAAAAATGGAAAAAGAAATGTTTATTAGAACAAAAGCCATATATTAAACATTACCATTAACCACACCTCCCAACAAACACTATTTTAATGTTATTTAGAATTGGTTTAAATTGTGTTAAAAGTGTAAAATAATTAATCTTGGTGTAATTTAATTAAAATAGATTTTGTAGATTTGCTTTATAATAATTAAACAAATAGAAATTATGGAAACATTTTATAGCCCAACATCACTTAATGGTAAATATCAAATAAAATCTTATATAGAGATTTTAGAAGCTGGGAAAAATTTTGGAGGAAATAATATTGTTGAATATATGGGTAAACCTTATTTCAATTTACAGTTTCATTACTGGGTTGATAAAAAAACATTAAACTTAATAATTGAAAAATATAATGCATTAAAAACATATATGTAAAATGGAGGTTTCTAATAAAATAAAAGAAAAAGTAATAGAGTTAAATGAAAAATCTAATTCGATTTATGCTTATAAAAACAATGATATATTAAATAATTTTAATATTCTTATAAGAAATAAACAAGTTGAAGTAGGCTATAGAAGCGCCTGTGGAAGCACTGATAAAACACATAAAAGCTTTAAAATTTGGTTAAAATTAATATGTCTTTTAGAAAAAGAAGGTTTTTATATTAGTCAAGAACATAAAACACATCCAAACAAATCCCCTACAATGTCAGGTGGATTTTGGAATAGTATAATTTATAAAATACAATAACTATGCCAAACGAACGTAACGCTGGGGCTAAAAAAAAGTTCCCAAATCAAGAAACAAAACAATTACAAATTAAGCGTATTGTTCCAAAAGAACATCACGACTCAATTAAACAACAAACAAACGATTTTATAACCAAACTTCAAAAAGACGCATTGGATAAGTGTGTTGGGGAGGTTTTAAAGAATAGAAAGTGATGGAAGCAAAAATAACATATAGAGTAAGACCTGAACATTTTGGGTTTGCTCACGAGGACTTTGATACACTTGAAGAGGCAATAAAAAGAGCAAACGAAAGAAATGTCCTTAGACTGCACGAATTACATCACGGAGAATCTGTTTTTAAAGGTAGATTGTATAAAGGACACAATTGCAAAATACAGAAAGTAACAACTACAATTGAAGAAATTACCTTTTAATCAATCTTTATGAAAATCTCACAACTACCACCAGAAATTAAAGAAAAAGCGATTGGGTATAAAATAGTTGAAACCGATGATTTGGAAATAGCTTTTACTTGGGCAGGTACAAAAGAGGGTTTTTATTATTGGGAACAATGGAACAACAAATGTTATTTAACCCACCAACTCCAACAACTAAATCAAAAATACCCAAACGATTTAGAGTTTGGAGCGCAAGTAAGGAAATTAATAAGTGAGTTATGAAAAAATGGATGAATATACTACCTGTTTTTTTAGTTCAATACATATTGAAAAAAGACGGTTTTAAATTAACATTGACTAAAATTGAAAAATAGTTATGATATTAACAGGAAAATGTAAAGAGGGGTTTGAGAAATATATTGAAAACCTAGAAATAGCACCGTATGTCGTTATGTTGGGTAGTATTCCGAAATGTTATTTGAATAGTTTAATCATTGATTATTTCGACACCTTGTATTTTTTTATATTTATAGAAAAAACATATAATGAAGCCGAAGATGAGGATAAATTAACATACACTATAGATTTTCCAAACGACATTATTTTTTCAACTTGGGATAATTTATATTTCAATTCCCGCCAAGAAGCAACCGAAAAAGCCATCGAAAAGGCAAATGATTTGATTAACAAAGAACTAACCATTAATTTATAAAGCTATGAGTAAAGAAGAAAAAATAAAGGAAGCGTATGGCGAGTATTGGGATGATGTTAAAAATCATATTGATGAAAATGGTTGGGTTAATCTCAGAATAGCTCCTGAATATTTTTTAAGAGATAAAAAATTTGACGCTTTTGATAAAGGTAAAGAAAGATTACTAAGACCAATCTCATTAAAAGGCATCGAAAACAACAACGGATGGATTTCTGTTTTAAGTGAAAATGACTTGCCGAATGAAAATTGTTTTATTGAGTGTATTTCAAATAGAAAAAATCCCGATATGATGCGTTTGTTTGAAATAGGTGGTTTTAAATCTCTTAGATTTATTCACTATTTTGATTGCGAAAGGGATAAGGATTATTTAATGACTAAAGCAGAAAGTTACAAGGTAATACCTTTTTATCCACCAATTTATTAACAATAAACAAAAAATTATGAGTAATTTTAAAGGAACGAGAGGGGAAGTGTCACCGCTTCAAGATGAATATGTTTTAATAAACGGAAATATAGTAGCGAATTTAGAAAGCGAATTTATTCATCCGAAAGAGATTAAAAACAACCAAATACTAATAATCGACGCATTCAAAGTGCGTCAACAAATCACATGCGAACTATCGGAGTTGTTGGAGCAGAATAAGGAAATGTTGGCGATGTTGGAAGAAATTCTTCAACAAAGAGAAGATGGTAGGATATATGTGTATAAAGAAGACATGAAGCAACTAATCAAAAAAGTAAAAGACAATGGATAAAATAAAATTACCATCGATGGTGGAGTACACTAAAAAAGCCTATTCTGCTTTCAAATTAGACAATGATAGTGCTTTGTACAAAATTGTAGATTTCGCCAATTTCCTCTCCCAACAACCAAATATATCTATGTTTGTTCCTTCGGTTTTAGAAAATGGGGAGTGGAGGATATTAACCGAACCAAAAGATTATCATTGTTTTATTAAAGGTATTGGCGGACACATAGACGTTACTTTTCAAGAATATAAGCAATACCAAACCGCCCTAGACAACGTAATATTTGAGGAATGTGGATTAATGGATGATTTGGCGTTACAATTTCCCGACGGAACTTTATTTTGTAATATCGAGGAATTACATAAATATACTATTCAAGATTTATTAGACTACAACCTAACCCTAACCCCAAAAATCGCTAAAGAATTGGGGTTGTGAAAAATTATTAACTATAAAAATTAAAAATTATGAAAACAGGAATTGAATTAATCGCTATTGAGCGTCAAGAACAAATTGAAAAACACGGATATACAGTTAAAAAAGATGTATTGTATAATTCAACACCTACTGGGCCGTTTAAAATGCTTCCATTTAAAATAATGGTTGGTAATCTTATGGGTATTATTGGCGGAGTTCCTTATCCCGAAAATTGGAGCGAAGAAGCTATTGAAAAAATGAAATCCAAAACAGATTTAGAAAAATTAGTAACAGCAGGTGCTTTTATTTGTGCTGAAATTGACCGTTTACAAGCAATTGAAAACTTAGATAACAAAAAAAATGAATAAGTTAAGAGAGAAGTTTCAGAATATAAAATGCTTCAATACTAGACCAATAGATTTGTCTTTAAGTCAAGTTGACGAATGCGAACAAATAACCGACGATGCTATGATTAAGTTTGCGGAGTGGTGCGGAACACATTATATAAAATTACACGGTGTTTGGGTTGGAATTTATCAAGACCAAAGAAATAGTGAAAACTTTAAAACAACAACAGAACTTTTACAACACTTTAAAAACAATATTTATGGCAAATAAAACACCGATGCAAGAAGCTATTGAACAAATAACTCAACTTAGCGACAATGAAAATATTACTGGCTTTACAAAAAGGGCTTATGCTATTTGTTTAGATATATTAACCGAACTCCTAGAAAAAGAAAACCAAGTTAACGAATGTTTCTTTTTAGCTGGGAGAGAGCCAAAAGACAAATATCCATTTACAGAAGATAAGTATGAACGTTTCGAAGACTACTACAACGAAAAATTTAATAACAATGAAGCCTAACATCTTAACCTCCGAACTAGCAATAGCAATCTATCTAATTATTATAATTGCTATAATTTACAAAATAGTTCAAATTTTTGACAAACGAAAGGGGCCTATTTGGTTTGAACCCGAACAAATCCCTAAATCAGAAAAAGACCAAAAATATAGCTTAGATGTTGTTATCTTTGATGTAGAAACCGAAAAGTATTATGAGGGGTATTTCGATAATGAAAGACAACGATACTATTCTTATAGTGGTATTTTAGTTCTTGGTAGGTTTAGATGGAGGTATTTGTAGAATTATTAATTAACTTAAAATGAAAACAGAAATAAAACAAGTTACAATTTATGTAACAAGCGATGGTTTTAAATTTGAAGATAGACAAAAAGCAATTGAACACGAAAACGGAATTCCTTTCTCAAATTACTATGCAAAACTTGATAATATAAATGAATTTGAGGTTAAAGAAAATCATTTAAAACTATTAAAAAGAGTTTGTATTGAATGGTCTTTTCATAAAAATAGTTCTTACAATGGTCATTTTTATCAAAACATACAAAGACCTTACGGCAACTCTGATTGGATTGGAGATATTGCTGAAATATTAGGCATTGAATACGACGACGGAGAATGGTTTACTAAACAAACTGAAGCGTATTTAATAAAATGGCATATTGATATGAAAATTGTGATGCAAATTTTAACTTATAATCAAGAAATTAAAGTAGGAAATTATAAAAAATCTTCTTACGATATTGATTGGAAATATTGTAATTAACCCTAAAACCCCAACCCAATGAACCCAAACGAAATAGAAGTAATAGATTTTGAGGTGGTAGTGCCTGTAAAAAAGTAGAAGTTATGAAAGAAGGATTGAAAATTTATAGAGTAGAGTTTTTCGGAATGTATCCAGTTGGAAATTGTTTAGTGCTATGCGCTTTTAATCAAGAACAGGCGGAGAAAATGGCTAGAAAAACAATTACACATACCGATAAAATAATAGTAAATGAATTAGTTTTAAAAGAGCCTCAAGTAATTGAATATTTATCAGGAGATTATTAATTAATAATTAAACCCGATTGCAAGGATAAGTGCTGAGAATAAAAGATGAGTAAAAACATAATTATTATAGAAAAAGAAATTGACGAAATCACCGAAAAAAGAATTAAGTCAAATTTAATAAAAATAAATAATGCACTAATTGATTTAGTGGACATGGGGTATAATATGTATTTATCTCCTAATTCATTAAATGTTTGTGATGGCGACACACATAATGGAGTTTATGCAAAGCAAGACCAAAGCGTTGTTGTAGCTTCTATATCTGTTAAAGGTATCGACGCTGGTGATTGGTAACCCTACCTCTCCACCTTAAACAAACTAAAATTAACCCCGATTAAAAGGGGTTTAATTTTTTCCTAAAATACCAAATCGGAATGAGTAAAAACAACAATAACCACCAATAATAACTAAAATAAGTTTTGCGTTCTGCATCTTTTTTAACCTCAACAACGGTCGTTTTAACATCAGAAACGTTGCTTTTTTCAACGTTCTTTTTATTTTCTACAACTATATCACTTTTTATTTTTCCAGCCTTAAATCGCTTTATTTTCGTTGTTTTTATTTTACCGTTAACAATCTTAGTAACTTTACCTTTATTATCAGTGTGAATAGCTTCTTTTGTACTATCAATAGGCACGATTTCCGTTATTTCCGTTATTTCCGTTTCGGTTGTGTCGATTGTAGTAGTGCTTATTGTATTTGTTGTTTCAGTAATCGCTTCAGTAGTAGTTGTAACACTATCTTTTTTTGTTTCTGTATTGGATTTTGATACTTTACGAGCTGAGCAAGATGTTAGTAGGATTAGCGATAAAATAATTAATATGTTTTTCATAATTAAAAGTTTTTGTAAAAGTAATGAAAAAAGTGTAAATTTGTATAGTTAAATGCTAAAGAGAGTAGCGAACTGAATATAGGTAGTCAGACTTGTTTACGCAAGTGGCAAAACTCATCCGAAAAATAGCGGTGTATCGCACTCAATACCTAAGAGTTGTTTCAATTTGAAAACGTAAAAAT